AAGCAACAGTCGCACAGCGGTCTTACTTGACTTTTCGGTGGTTCTGTGGTATACTGGAAGGGTGGTCGAGGGCGGGTTCTACCACTTTTCAGCGTGGTCGTATCCCTCTGGGAGTTCGGGAAAATCTGGAAGGTCTACTGCAAAATCTTCTATTGTAACAGGCATTGGCTCATCATTACGCATAGCAGAAGCCCTTAGTGATTGTCTCTGAGCATTAGCAAGACCTTCTGGTGAGTTCTGATATTCATTGACGGACTTCGTTATCTTCTTTACGGTCTCGGTGGTTTGTTGGCGAGTAGAATTGGCACAAGACTGAGAACAGAATACGCCCTTTTTACGATGGTCACTATAACATACGGGACATTGTTTTAATTTATACTGGTTTGGCATCGGAAACCTATACTCGGAATATGTTCAGTTACTACCTACTTATATCGGTACTCTTATCTCTAATGCCCAATGGACAATCATCCAATCCTCTATACAGGATTCTTTGTTTATCTCTGATTCTTTACCTATCTCCCTCATACGGGAGCACCAATAATCATAGTAGGACTTTAATACTTCCTCTTCGGTCAGTATCTCTACAATATCATTATTATTCTCGTCAGGATAAGCAATCTCAAATAATCTCATATCAATACTCTATCTGAGCGCCGGTAAATCTGGTCTCACTATTATGTTTCGCAGAAAAGGATATCGTCACAATATACGGTTTTCTCTTGAGCCATAACTTGAATATACGCCAGACAAAGGATAGGTCTACTCCGACCTCTTGTTGGAGACTATATTGTTTCCATTCGGTCATTGTTGTAAATCCTTATACATCCATTCATATTCTTCGAGCCGTTGTATCTCAGCGGCGGCAGCAATGAGTAAATCTCTTACTTGCTCATGGTCCATATACTCAGGATTGAATAGACCGCCATTGAGCAGGTATTCTTTAATTTTCTCATTAACGGGATTTGGCATTGGATTCTTTAATGAAATTAACAATATTCTTGGCGGTGTTTAGGTGGCGTTCTTTATAGGCAAGGTATTCGGTAATCCAATTGGTGACTACTCCATCGACTACGGCATCTTCATAGCCTGGATGATAGGGTGCTTCTTTGACATATTCATTGGTCATAGTTTATAGTTCCTTTCCGGTATATTCTTTAGGTCGCCGGTCTGATACCCTTTGTCGGACATAATCTCGGCCGCCTTTTCTAATTCTTCATCATAGGTCGGTACAGTCATCCATTCGGACCACCAATAGTTTTCATAGGGACCGCCTTGGTCTTTAAATACTCTATACTGCAAGGTCATTGACTTATGGGTCGGAGATATTCTCTTGGCAACCCATCGCAATTCTACATTTTTCATAGTGTCACCCGACCTATGAGCGTGGTCGTATAATCTAACGGATTTCTTGTGTAAGTAAAGGTCGGTTTTTTAGTCTCCAATATCTTCTGAGCCAATGCAACAACCAATTGTTCTTTAATATGGTTCTTATAATCCTCTTCGGTCAGCATTTCATGTAACATCGACTCTTGGATTATCATTTGGGTCTGGAATACTTCACTCATTTTCTTTCCTTATTGACATATAGACTAAAATCTCTCTCAGCGGAAATCAATCGGTTTTCTAACATAATGACCCGTTGACGGAGGCGGAAATACTTAATGAATAGGACAATAATCAGGCCCACGGCAATGGTAAACGATGCACCCCAACCTACGATAATACCATAAGTCCAGTACCAAAGACTATCAATTGCGGCCTGTAATATACTCACGCCAATACCTCGTTTGGAAACTCATCGGTCGGCTCAAAAACATACTCTCGCTTTGGTACATACGGAAATGTAATTGGTACACAGGAATTGGCGCCAGTATAGTGGGATTTGTATGGTTTTCCATCCTCATCCTTGTACCAATTCCAAAAGACTTTTGCATCAATGTCATATGCTTGACCATCGAATCGGTCTTTTTGTTTGAATACATGGCTGCACCGTTTATTCTGATATATTCCATCACCCACTTTATTCCATTCCCAATCTTCACCGGTCAATGGCACTACGGGTTCAAAACTGGCCAATTTCTGAAATAGGTTAATGGCATAAGGTGCGGAACTACCAGAATGTCCCTCACCGGCAAATACATTAAGCAACTTCATTACATGTTTACAGATTAACTCCTGCATTTCATCACAATATTGGCCGTTCGCATCGACCCATTTGGCCGCACGGAATTCGGTCATTGCATGTTTTTGATAGTTATTCATTTTATTTCCTCAATTCAAAAATATAGTGACCACCACGGCGAGATTGAACCCATGTCAGCGCCCATAGTAAATGATTCTCCTGAAATGCTCGAATAATATTTTCATTTCCAGACCATCCTGCGGTCGAAATGAAATATCTTTGGCGAGGCGTATCATATTGCATACCGGTGTAATTATCTTCGGACACTTTTTCTTCACGCCAATAATCATCATAGGCCCATAGGTGCCGCATAAACGCAAAACAACCTTCGATATCAGCATAATCCCATTTGGTAATTTTATGTAATGCTTCTGCGGTCGGATAACCGTCCTCATCAAAATAATCATCCATTACCATTCTCCATAGGCCTTACTAATCAAATATTGTTGCACTCTCATTGGGTCAACATCGGCTGGATGCGCCATATCAAAACCTTTGTTCGGACTATGCCACCACCTCTCGACCAATTCTTTACTGCCGAGCATGGCGAACAATAGTGTATCATTCTCTAACTTTAATTTGTCCGGTTGAATAGGTTGGGTTTGTTCCATTCTTTTAATCTCTCATTTGGTACAGTATAACACAATGCGCCTTCCCATTGTGGATTATTATACCACGCATCGGCTGGTAATGTCAATAGTTCTTCGGTGTTTAGTAGGACATATTGCCCATTAAAACAATCAAAGCAGGCAATGTAGTATTCATATTCGGCATCGGTTTTGACCTTAGACTTTTTTATGTCAATCTTACCGCCTTTAAAACCCGACTGCACTTCCACATATATTTTCTTTTCGTGGTCTACTAAATCAGGGTCGGACTTGCGGGAGAATGTATCAGGATTTGATAGGTCGTCAGCACCATTCTGAGATAATACACAATGCAATTCTTCTTCAAGCAATGGTTTAAACAATGCGGAGGACAGATATCCTTGCATCCACACATAATAGACTAATTCTGGTGCTCTGCCGTGATTTGAAAGGGAATAGAGAATGTCATGGCTCAGTATCGTATGATAAGCCTCAAGGACAATTCTCTCAAAATTTTGTGTGGGATAAGGTAAGGTAGTTTGAATACGGCTGAATATGTCAATTAGCCGTTCATTGTAAGATTCAATTAATTCAAAGTTAATTGATACAATGTCCTTGCCTGTCAGAAAGTCTTTGGTGTCATTGGCATTAGAGAAACCTAATGACGACCGATAGTATTTGCTCATGCTTCATAATCTAGTAATGTTCTATCCTGAATGTCCCAATAGTTACCAATTGCCGTCTTGGCAAAATCTAATGAAACATATCGACCCAAATATTTTTCTTCATTAATGATTATTGCAACCGCTATGAAGATTTTAGTGTGTGCAATTTTATGCACTTGACCTACAATCAGGCCATTTTCCTCTTTGAAATAGTAGTGACAATCATGGTCAGCATCCTTCCATGAATATGAGGTCATTGCACGCCTTCTTCAATTTCCCTCGCATAATGTTGTAGTAGGTTTTTATATGCTACCATAACAGAATGTGGCACGACCTGACCATACGATTCAATCTCTTGTCCTATCGCCTTCGCCAGTTCACGGGATAATCTCAATTCTTCAATATAATTACTATTCATTTCCATCTCCAATGTTCGGTTCTGTAATTATAATGGGAACCGCAGGCTGTTTCAATACCTCTTCGGCAATCTGCTCTAGTGATTTACCTTTTTTCTTTGGCTGACCGCCATTTTGATATGTTTTCGGATTCATCCAATCTGGCAAAGGTTCATCATCAGGTTCACCCCAATAATTATTTGGCATTTTTTCTACCCTCTTTCAAATATTGCCAATATTCATTATACAACATGAAAATCGTAATGGGTAGTTTGAAGAATACCATGGCGAGAATTGCAAACATCATTAAAAATGGCGTTGCAACCAATAAACATAGGCCTAGTGCCCATTCTTTTATTTTATTCATATTTTCCTTTTTTACAGTTGCATGGCAATCGACCTTGCCTACAATCACCACGGCAACCGTCACTTAGCCAGGCTCTGAATCGTCTCCATAGACTTTTCATTTTTTCTCCCACTTCAAACCCAAGCATTTATAGATGATACGACTGCAAAGGTTGGGTGTTTCTTTAACCTTGACAACAGTAGTATCTATATCTAGGTTTAAATGAGAAGCGGTGATACTGACCGTTCCTGTATCCCACGCACCTACTGTATAGGTGATGCCATTGGTGTCAATTGGTACGGAGAATTTAGGTTTTTCACATTCATCATAGTTTAGGTCAAGAGGTATTTGTTCAGTTAAAGGCCAGAAAAATTGTATCTCTTGTTGGTACATCATTTGGTCGACCCACCATAAACTTGCGATTCTAACTCAGCGCACCTTTCTCTTAGCCTTTCGACCTCTTTTTCAAGCATGGCAATATAATCTTCTAATTGTTTGATTTCACCTGGAAATCTTTCGACTGCATTTAACATTAGTGGACACTCCTATCGCTTTCCCATTTCTCATGGTCTTTTCTCATTACAACCTCAAGCAATTTGTAGAGATTGCCTTCTGATTGTGTTTCAACATTCAAACGAAGCAACCTCGCCAAAAGAATACCATTCAGCGCCGATATCGATAGTTCATGGCGATTGGCAAGTTCAACAAAAAAACTATCGATTTCACCTGCAACCTCAATAATGGAGTTCATTCGTTCTTCTTCACCCCATTTACTCATCATTTCATCACGACCGCTCGACATAGTGCATCTCCATATAGTCATTAAAAATTATATCACCAATGTCATGGGCTTCAATCTCCCAAGGTTGTTCGTGATATGCCAAATCTCTTGCATACTGTTCACCGCACCAACGGGTCGCTTCTTCATTCAGTTCACCATAGGCATATTGGCGTATATGCACCATTTCATGCGCCAATGTGTGAATGATTTCCTCGGCACTTTGATTGCGATTGACCTCAACAATAAATTCTCTAGGTTTGCCTGATGAATTGTAATCATCTACCTCAACAAGGCCTAGAACATCAAGGTTTTTGCGAAACCTTACATGTATGATTATATGTCTTTTGAGTTGATTTGTCAATAGTGCATCGGCAAAGAAGTCCAATGCGAGGAGTTGTTGACGGGTAAGTTTGCCTTTGACTATCATTCTGGAATCCTATACGATATAGGTTATGTAGTGTGGCAAATAAGAAACCCTGCCGAAGCAGGGTTTGTTTGAAGTTAAGTTAAATGGTGTCCCAAGGTTTCCGATTATTGTAGGAAGTTAACTGTAAAGTATCATCGATATTTTTTTCAAGTTCAGTTACTACATTTTCACCTAATTGATTTTTAACCCACTCTATAACCTGAGATTCGTTTATTTCTTCAAAGGGAATAAAAGTCTCACCTTTTTCAAAATTGCATGTTCCATGAATTGAATAAGGTTTTGTATTTACCGAAGAAACTCTCCATTGCACTTCAACAATGAGACCGTCATCTATTTTTGATTTTACTCCGTCAATCGACCATTTTTTTTGTATCGACATAATTTATTCCTTAATTATCTGTTCCGTTAATGGTTACATATGCATTTTGATTGCCATAAACTAACCTTGTGATAGCTGCAAATCTATAAACATTACCGTATACCAGTTGGACAACTAAATTTCCTCCAGATGCAGAAATAGTTACGGTTGGATTTGCTCCACCTGCATGTCCAGTATTCGTAATTGTGGTTACTCTGTTTTCGCTTCCAAAACCGGCAACTTCAATTTTTCTCACTCCATATCCATCACCAGAATACGGCCATAATCCAATTATAAACATTTCAAGATAATATTCTCCACCTGGAGAATTTACTGTAATTTGTCTCGTATCACCACTAACAGTTCGACTAGCAGTAACAACATTTAACCATTTCGTTCTTGCAATAATTCCATCAGTTGAAGTCTGTAATTGTGCGAGTGGATTATCTGTTCCTATACCCAAATAACCAGAACCGTTAAATCTCGCAGATTCAGCAAATGAAGATGTACCAGTTCTTCTTCCAAAAATCATATTCGCAGAACCATTAGTTACACCATTTGCAACTCTAGCACCCATGAATGTTCCTGATGCTCTCTGTGCCGAATCGAACATATCCCAATTTATCAACGCAACTACATCATTGGCATAATTTACATTAGAAATTTGTGTTACTACACCGGTTGGTGTATAAAGGGAGAAAGAACCGTTAGATGTGGACCATGTATCGGTATTTGCATTAATTTGTAATCCTGGTTGTGATTTGAAATTTGAAAGAACACCAAGTCGAGCACCGTGTGAAAAATCGGATGTGGATATACTAAATTTTCCGTTTGAATCCACACTCCACGCTTGAACACTAGATGTTGTCGCATTGATGGTGTTTGCAGTTCCAGAAAAAATTCTAGTTGAACTGGAACTCGATATAATCGATGTATTGGGAACAGATTGTCCTGTAATTCTGCTTAATGGCATAATAGATTACCCATGAATGGTTATTATAATTTATAGTCTATTTATGCAATCAGAGGTCGTAAACCTCTCCGGCATCCAATTCGACCACGATGTTAATGAAACTGACGGCTTCATCTTCATGTGGGAAGTACCGGACAATGGTCTGGCCAGTATATCTGGAGACCATGAATAATAGGATATTGGAATCTCTGTATTGAGAGAACTTGATAATCCAGCCGTTCCGTTCGACTGGATGCCACGACTTGGTCTTTGAGGCCACTTCAAGGTGACGCTTAGTAGGAATTAATCGGGTTCTCGGTTGCATATTTGTATGTATGCAACCTAAGAACCTCACTTTGCTGGTGTTGGTGCAGGTACCTTACCGTTGACCCAATCCCAATCTTCATCGGTCATTGGACGCCAGGTAGTTACTTGCATTGCTCATACTCTTTCATAATCTCAATGGCTTTCTTATGGTCTCCCATACGAGCGTGCATTGAGGCTGCACGAGCATAACCAATTCCCTTAAAGAACAAGTAGATGCCTCTTAAAGTTTTTTTCATTTTGCAGAAAACACTTTCTTGGCATCAATATTCATTAATGCAGTACCAACTGTGGTATAGAAATTGATAGTTTCTTGTGTAACTTTCTTGGCGAAAGCTGCTTGTGCATCGATATAAGTTTGCAATGGCTTTGCAAGATTCTCGTCTGTTACAAATGTTTTAACAGTTTGAGTTTTTGCGTTTTGAACGGCATCAATGGCCGCATTGAAAATTTGAAACATGGTTGCTCCTTAGTTAAGCGAGTTAATAGTAGTGTGACCCTAAAAGGCATCACACATACTATTATATAGTAAACTTTGTTGCATTGCAACATGTAATTTACTAGATTACCTGGTCTATTTCACCTTATGAAACTGCATCTTCGTATCGCATTTTAGCAAGAATGTAATCTTTAACCAATGACGAACGGACGATATCATCGGCAGTAAATTCGATTCTTGTAAATGCCTTCATGTGCATGGCAATGTCAAAGAATTTTAGAATGCCTGATACATCATTCTTTTTCTTATTCAGGTCGGTTTGTCGATAGTCACCGCACCAGATAATCTTTGACCTGTAACCAACACGGGTCATTACCGTATCGATTTCTTCAAAGGTCATGTTCTGCATTTCATCCACAATAATGATGGCGTCATCAAATGACATACCACGGATAAATGATGTGGAAATAAATTCAATGTGGTGTTGTTCTTCTAATCTATCCCATGCATCGTGACGACCAAATAGTGTGTGGCAGATTTGACGATATGGTTGTTGATAGATATCCATTTTTTCGTTTACATCACCAGGTAGATGGCCAATTTCACGGCTTTGCACCGCAGACCTTACTACAATGATTTTGTTAAATGGGTTTGATTTGTCAAGGACTTCTTCAATTGCTTTATATAATGCACAGAATGTTTTACCTGTACCTGCAACACCGTGGAGTGCAATAAAGTAGTCTTGTCTTTTGTAGGCATCAAAAAATAGTTTTTGATTTTGTGTGAGAGGTTCGAATGTTTTTAAGTCATCAATCCGTAATTTCAGATGATTGGTTTGTTTGGCCGCTGTGTGAATAATTTCGGTGTTTGCTTTGTTCCTAGCCATTTGTTTCCTTTGTTAGGCAATCTTGTTTAATTTTTACCTTTTTGCGAACTTACTAGGTTCTATTTTTGTCTAAGTATTGGTGTCCTCCGTTGAATGTTTGATTACATGGTCCTTCCTGATTTTGCAAGAGACCCACTCATTATAATAAGCATCACTCATTAGTGCATGTCGATTGAAAATCTCCCAAGTCTCCCAATAACTACATTCACTTCTGGTTTTACAGAGGTGTAGAATCTCCCTGGTGTAGTTGCCCTCACCATTGAGTTTGACTTCTTCTTGTAGTTTCTTGTTGGAACCCCAATACATTTCCCAGTCAGAGGACTTACGAATCTTTTTTCGTTTGCCCTTGACTTGGCGAGTGGCCGCCTTGGTAAAGAATTTTTTACCAATATACTTGCGGCCTGTTGGGTTATGTGTGATAAGATAGACAAATCCGAAATTGTCTTTTATATCTTCTTCTGTAAACTCACTTGCTGTATTATAAAAATACCAGGTCATTCATCCTCATCCTCAATATTGTCGCTTTCTAGTATATATTCACCGCAGAAAGGACAAATTTGAGGATCATCTTCTACCTGTTCGCCATTGTATTTAATTGTGAATTCTGATTCGCAAGATTCACAAATATGATGCAATGACGCCATTAGTTACACCATGATTGTTTGGCGTCACCAAAGTATTCTCTCGCAAAGCCGTTTTGAATTAATTGAGCCCGTAGTGATTGGCCATCTAAAAGGATATCCCCCAATACACGACCACCAAATTTATCCCACCCGTATAGCGTAACCTGACGCTTAAGGGATTTGGCGACTGCGTTTTTTGTAAATTCAGTAGCGGCTTTTCCTCTTGCATCTTCGGAAGGGCATTGAGCTCTAAATCCTTTTTCTGGTGTATCAACACCGTAGATTCTGACGGCAAGTTCAGGTTTAAGTGGCGCAGGTAAAAAGGGTGCCGCTATGACAACAGTATCACCGTCATTTACTCTGACGACCTGTGCATCATAGGTTACCCCTTGTGGCGCTTTTTGTTGTGCAAATGCAGGTACCGCAATTGCGAATAATAGTGTGAATAATAGTTTCATTTTGCTAACCTCAAAATTTTAAATATGTTGAACCACATCCAACCTATATCAAACTCCCACCATTTGTTGCTCAGTTTAGGACTTGCAGGTGAATTGTGGTGATTATTATGTAATTCTTCACCACCGACTATAATGCCAAGTGGCAGAATATTCGTTGATTTGTCTTTCGTGTTCCAGTTTCGATAACCGATGAAATGACCTACGCCATTAATCACACCTGCTGCCCAAAAAGGAATCCATGCCATCTGAATCAACCAAATGACAATACCCCAACCATTAAATAACAAAGTATTGATTATCAGTAAAAGTGTAAAACCGACTTTACTGTGTTTACTGTATATATTTTTTTCCACCCAATCATCAGGTGTGCCTACGCCGTATGCCTTGACCATTTGTTTATCTTGTGCGGCCTTCGCATACAATCCTGCACCACTCACCAACATTCTCAATAGACCTTCATTGTGTGGTGAATGTGGGTCATCTACTTTATCTGTATTGGCGTGATGTTTACGATGAACGGCGACCCATTCTTTGGTCACCATTCCCGTTGTCATCCACAACCAAAATCGCATAAAGTGTTCTAATGGTTTTGAAAACTCTATGCCTCTGTGCGCCTGGCCTCTATGTAAAAATAGAGTTACACACACAATCGTAATGTGTGTGCATACCAATAAATAGATTAACTCTATCAAGCAGCTTTACCCCAAACATCATCCCAATTTCCTGACAAGGCACCCTTGGCATAATCGGTAACTCGGTTCTCAAAGAAGTTTCCATGCACAGGTGAATTAACCATTTCTTCAACCCATGGTAAAGGATTCTTTTTAACTTTGAAAATGCCTTTGAGACCAAGACTAATCAATCTGCGGTCTGCGATATAACGAATATACTTCTTCACATCTTCACTACTTAGGCGTTGCATGTCACCCATTTGGAAAGCAAGGTCGATAAACTTATCTTCTAGTGCAACCATTCTCTCTGCAATAGTGTATAGTTCACCTTTGAGTTCGTCATTCCAGATTTCTTTATTTTCTTCAACATAAGTTCTGAATAACTTAATCATAGATTCGGTGTGCATAGTCTCATCAACGATTGACCATGTAACAATCTGACCCATACCCTTCATAGTGCCATTGCGAGGGAAGTTCAACAACATAATGAATGACGAGAACAATTGCATACCTTCTGTAAATGCGGAGAATACTGCAATGTGTTTTGCGGTGTTTTGTTTTGTAGAATTCTGTGATGAAATATCCAACACATATTCGTGTTTCTGTTTCATTGCATCATATTCTAAGAATTGATTATACATGGTGTCTGGTAGACCCAATGTTTCAATCAGGTGTGAATATGCTGCGACATGTAGTGCCTCACGAGCCGCAAAACCCAACAACATCATTCTGACTTCAGGTTGTGGAAAATATGGCAGATAGTTCTTCACATAACCACCTGCAACATCCACATCACCTTGTGTGAAAAAACGGAAGATATGCGTTAAGAATTGTTTCTCACTTGGTGTCAATCTATTCTTCCAGTCTTTTACATCTTCGAGCATAGGTACTTCGGTGTGCAACCAATGAATCTGTTCGTGCTTCAACCATGCTTCATATGCCCATGGATAATAGAAAGGTTTAAAACTCTGTCTCTCATCCATTAAATCGTGTTTTTTCTTTACCATTTTTTATCCTTCGCATGCCAGGCAAACTTCTTCAGATGCCAATTGTTTTAAATCGATTTCTTCTATTACTTGTCTTTCAATTCGTTTCGCCACTTTATCTGCTTTGGCGAGTTTTTCACTACGACAATAATACAATGTTTTAAGTCCTTGTTTCCATGCCTGATAGTGTACCGCATGTAGATACTTCACATTGGTGTCAGGTCTGAAAAACAAGTTGATGCTTTGCGCCTGGTCAATGAAACTTTGTCTGTTAGCTGCATGGTCAACAATCCATCTTTGGTCAATTTCCATAGAGGTCTTATA